TCGTAGCCCCCTAAATGCCGCATCCGGATCATCGATTGGACCAGCCAGGAGATCCCTCTCGTTTGATCCGCCCGCTCCGGGTCGTAGAAATGGATCATCTCGGAAGCTGGAATTCGCTCCCGCTCGGTGGCCGCCAGCGAGGCCCCGTAGACATCCATGCCGGGCATATACTTCCTGATCCAGTAAGCGACCGGCCGCCGCCATGGGTCGATTTCAACCCCAAGCCGAATCACGTTGCCGTTTTGTAAGGTGGCGTTGTAGGTCTCATCGACGTAATCGGGCTCGATCAGCTGCAGGGCGAAGCCGTATTTATTTCTCGCGGCCGGCCCACGGACTATCCGAAGGAAGATCTCCCCGTCGCGCCCAGCGGTCTCGATGGCGATCTCCTGGACCTTGCGGAACGAAAACCGACCCGATACCTCGCAGATTCCAGGCTTGCACCAGCTGGCAAAGGCCTGCTCTAGGATCGCGTTGGCCAAGACGTCGGGTTTAGGCGCGGTCATGCCCGTCTTCGGGTCGACAACGTAGTCGACGGCTTTGACCTGCAGGGTGAATCCGTCCGCTCCGACGACGTTTTTCTTTAGGGCTCTCAGGTACGCCTTGGCGTAGTCGTTGTTTTGCGCCAAGTCCCGGGCTCGTACCCGCACCGGAACCATACCCGAGCGAAGATCCACGTCCGCCGTGACGGGGGAGGTGATCCAGTCAGAGGTCAAATTCGTCAGCTTTGCAGCGGCATACGCCCGCCGACCGGTTCTAACCGCCTCACTTGCCGGCACGTATCCAAATCTGGCGGCCAGTCGGGACAGCAGGCTCACGTGGAGCTTCCGAAACGAGTAAGAACCGTCCGCCGAAACCTTCCCTGCTGTGCCTTGACCTTGTACGTATAGATCCCGATCATCTTCTCCAACTCATCCGGTGCCATGTACCGGATCGCGCGGCCGGCGATCTGCATCGATTCCTGCTCCTTGGTCGCCCGTCGCTGCTGGGTGGCAACAAGCGCGTCGAGGATCTTCTCGTCGTCAGTGCGAAGGTCCGTGGTAGAGGTGGCCGCGGCCAGATCGGGCTTTAATTTGACCGTCCCGGTCTCGACCGTGAACCGATCGGATCCCTTGTTGACGTACGCGGTCCACTGCCATTGCCCTGCTACCTTGCCGGCCGTGGTCGCTGCGAGGACGGTGACGGAGAAGTCATCCCCGCATACGCTGGCAGGTATCTGGATCACCGCCTGCCCGTACCGGTAGAGCGAGAACGACAGCGCCCACCCAGCCGAGGCCGGGTAGTCGGGGAGGCTTTCCGTCCATTGCCAGGTGTCTCCGACCTGCAGTTGCGAAGGAATGTTCAAATCCTCACCACCTCTTGATCCAACCACCCCTGCGTGGGGCAAAATGGACAGGGAGCTTTACGCCTGGCTTGCGAACCCCTTCCGGCTCCGGTGTCGGGGTCTGGGCTTGCTTGACCTGCGCCTCAGCCCGACTGGCGATCCGCTCGAGGTTGGCGTTAAGCGATGCGTACGCGGCGAAGGCGTACACCGCGCAGTCCAGCGCTTCGTTGCGAGCCCGGATCTTCTTCCAGACCCGCGTCGGGATTCCCTTTACATGCTTGGTCATCAACTTCTCAGCGGTCAGCTGCCGGAAATAATCCTCGTCCACTTCCCGGGGGAAATGGATGTACCCGGGGCCAAACTCACTTAAAGACAGCCGGGAAAAGAGCAGCCCCTTGGCGGTATCCGTCCCGACGATCCCTAGGACCACCTTCTGCCGGGTACGCCGCGGAGTGATCTTGATCAGCGGCAGCCCTGCACCCGATCGGCCGATGATGGCCCAGACTCGACGAGCCTCACGCTTGCGGCAGAAGTCGTAGACCTGCTGGGTGGCATGCCCTCCGGAATCCACGCAAGCAGAAGCGATCTTGAGTGCGGTTCCGCTGGCATGCGGCCAGGTCTTCTGCATCCAGTCGTCTACATCCCGCCACACCTTTAGGGAGGTCTCTGGGTTCCCCCGGAAAACCGCGTGCTGGATGACCCAAGACTCCTCCCCTAACCCAAAGCCCCAGGCGGTGGCCTCGATTCGGTCGTCTTGCACATCCACGCCTGCGGTAAGGAGGAGGACCCCCTCCGGGAGCAGATCCCCGGTCCCGTAATTCTCTCTACGGCCGCCCAGAGCGGCGTCGTCAACGGTAATCCCTTCTTCTTCCCAGGTCTCACCCAGGGAGGTATTGACCCAGACCCGCAGCGTCTCGGGGCGCTTTTTGGCCTCGAGAAAGTTCTCCACCACACCGGCCCAGGTCGACCACGGCGAGTAGAGCTCGCTGATGTGAAAACCTGCCGTCTTTTCGATCCAAGGGCGGGTGATCACCCACCGGCCGTTGCGGATCATCCGGTGCTTGTCGGGCTCGGTCAGCTGCGCCTTGCAATGCTCGCACTCGTACCGGACGCCTTCGCCGTTGCCTTTGGGGCCCTTCTCCCATTTAACCTGGCCCCATTTCAGAGTCTGGTACCCGCCACAGACCGGGCAGGGCACCTCATAGATCCGCTGGTCGGACTCCTCCCAGGCAGCCTCGATCCGCGAGGCACCCTTGGTCGTGGGGGTCGAGGTGAGGATGATCTTGCGGTTCCAGAAATTGGCGGTGCGCTTGGTGGCCAGCTTGACCGGATCCCCTTCCGTGCCGGCCGACGGAGGAAAGCGGTCTACCTCATCTAGCAGCACCAGTCGAACCGGCCTTGAGGCCAGCGACGCCGGGGAGTTCGCACCGGCCATGGCGATCTGGCCCCGGGGGAAGGCCTTCTGCCGCAGCGTATTCCCTGAGTCCCGGGTCCGAGGGTCTTTGACCAGCCCCTGAAGGACCGGAGTATCCCGAAGCATCGGCGCGAACCGGTCCTTGGACCAGGTCTCCGCCATCTCGATGGTGGGTTGAACAAGTAAGATCGGGGCCGGGTCCTGGTGGATGTGAAACCCGATCGCGTTGTTGATTACTTCGGTCTTCCCCACCTGGGCGGACGACATGATCACCACGGTTTCGATGGAGGAGTCGGAGACCGCATCCATCATTCCGCGCTGGTACTCCGCTCTACTGGTGAACCACTGCCCCGGCTCGGCGCTGCTTTCGGGCGACAGTCTCCGGAACCGGTCTGCCCACTCGCTCACCTTCAATTTCGGGGGCGGAGTCAGCGCTCGCAGAGCCCTCGTCAACGTCTGGCAAATCACCACCCAGAATGCTTCTGGACAGATGGAAGTCTGCAAGCTCGCTTAACGCCTCATGGTTCATTTCCGCGACGATCCCTTGGATCTCCTGAAGGGAATTGCAGCCCAAAACCCGCATCGGCAATTTCGTCTCGATCGCCAGGATCCGATTGCGAACCACTCCCAGCACCGCGGCAACCGCCCGCTCGACGGGGTCTTTCGGAAGCAGCTCCCCGCGAACCTTCGCGTTTTCCATCTCCTGCGCCTCGGCCTGCGCTTTGATCAGCCGCGCCCTGCTTGCCCGGGCGGCCTCATCAGGAAGCGCGTCCGATCCGATGGCCCGATCCCGCAAGTACCGTATGTATCCCTGGACCGCAGGGACGAGCTCGTACCGCCCCTTCTCGGCCCGGGGGATAACCCCTTCGTTGGTGAGCTGGTAGACCCTGCGGATGGTTAAGTCCAGCAGCTTGGCGATGACATTGACGGGATAGGTGGCTTTCCCTGCCATTTATGGCCTGCGACGAACGAGCAGAGAGACCCATCCCCCGAGGCATAGCCCAGGTCCGACGACCTTCCAGCCTTGCGCCTCGTAGCTCTTACGATCCTCGGCCAGGATGTACTTAAACAGCCATGCGCTCGCCATGGGGCACCACTTTCGCTTTATTACCGGTGAAGTTCTCGTACCGCTGGACGATCACGTCGCAGTAAAGCGGGTCGAGCTCCATCAGGAAGCTCTTCCGGCCTGTCTGTTCCGCGCCGATCAAGGTCGATCCGCTGCCGCCGAACAGGTCCAGGACGTTCTCACCCGGGCGGGAAGAGTACTGCAATGCCCGGACGGCCAGCTCCACCGGCTTTTCCGTGAGATGGATCATGCTCTGTGGATTGACTTTCTTGACCGGCCAGACATCTGTGGCGTTGTTGGGCCCCAGGTACAGATGAGCGGCGCCCTCTTTCCAGCCGTAGAAGCACCACTCGTGATTCCCCATGAAGTCCTTCCGGGTCAGCACGGGGTGTTCCTTCACCCAGATGATTGCCTGGGAGAAGTAGAGCTTGTACTCCTTCAAGACCGGCGGATAGTTCCCGCAGTTCGCATACCCACCCCAAATGTAAAACCCCCTGCCCGGCTCCAGGACCCTGGCGATGTTGCCAAACCATGCCCGAAGGAGCTTGTCGAACTCCTCGTCCGAAACAAAGTCATTGGCCAGCGGACGATCCTTGGGACGAAGCTTTGCGGTGGTTTTCTTGGCCTTGGTCTTGTCCCTCGCGAGGTCGAAGCCCTGGTGATGCAACCCCTGCGCGTCAGAGGCCTCGATAGCGCCTGCCCCGCTGCCAAACGACGACAAGCCTGCGGCGATCGCGTTGTTGCTGCGCGGCTCGACCTTGACGTTGTACGGTGGGTCGGTATTGATCAGGTGGATCTTCGCTCCTGCCAGCAGGTAATCCAGGTCGGCAGGGTTCCCGCTATTCCCGCACATCAACCGGTGATCTCCCAGGATCCAGAGATCTCCCGGCTGCGTGATCGCATCGTCCGGTGGCTCCGGAACATCATCCGGATCGGTTAAGCCGGCGTTGCCTATGATCCCCGCTGCCAACTTCTCGGCAAGCTCCTCGTCGTCGAATCCGGTCAGCTCTAGGTCGAAATCCTCGTCTTTCAAATCCGCCAGTTCCAAGGCCAGAAGCGAATCGTCCCACTCGGAATCCTCGTGGGATCGGTTGTCCATGATCCGGTACGCCTTGACCTGCGAGGGCGACAGTCCTTCGGCTACGTGGACCGGAACTTTTTCCATCCCGAGTACCTGAGCAGCCAGGTAGCGAGTATGACCGACGACGATGACCATTTCACTATCGACGACGATCGGCTGTCGCCACCCGAACTCTTTCAAAGAGGCGACCACCTTGGCCACCGCGGCCTCGTTCTTCCTGGGATTGCGGGCGTACGGGACCACCCGCTTGATGTCCACAAGCGCTACTTTCATCAAGGCCTCTTTTGTGAAGTGAAATGGATATTTACGTTCTGTCGGTAGAAAA